GGGAGCCGTTTCGTCAGACTGGCGAGGTCGCGTGAGCTTATCGACCCTTCGTCGAGCTTTTCGGCGATCAGGTTGCGCATCGCCACCAAGAGCCGCCGGCGGTCCCCGGAAGCGGCGGCGTTGCTGACCCTGCGCGACCTCGAAGAGGGTTTCGACCGGGTGGTTTTCGGCGTTCTGGCGACCATGACGGCTCCTTGCCAAGTGTGGAAAAAGTCCGGGGGAAAAACGGCCCTTTGCCCGTGGTGGCCGTCAGGGGGCCGGGTGGGGGCTACTCCCCACCCCCGAACCAGTCCGAGCATCGGATCGGCTGGCTTGGAGCCGTGGTGTCGTCGTGTCGCGGCGCCTCGCCGTGGGCGATGAGGTAGGCGACGCGCTCGCGTGCCCATGCCAGACCGTGCGTGCCTTTGATGGCGTTGCACCATCGATGCGCCGGACCGCTGTTGTCGTGCGTCAGGGTGCCGCCTCGCGCCAAGGGTATCGTCTCGTCGATCACGAAGCTGTACGGGTCGGGCGAACGCAACGTGTAGTCGATGGGCCGATAGCAGATGTAGCAGTCGGCTTGCATGTGCCGCCACCGCTGCTGCTCCAGCCTGCGCCGATGCCCGTTGCGTTTGCGCGGGTTGCCGCTCACTTGAGCCTCGGCTTGCTGCTGCACTGGCTGACCTCGACGCCGGCCCTGAACACGATCTCGTCGGCGATCAACGGCACCCACACGATGCCCAGATCGTCACGAGAAACCTCCAGATAGGGCTGCCGGTCGGCCATCGCATAGGGGAAGATCACGCCATCCACGAGCACCCGCCCCCTGCGGGCGTCCACTTCGATACGCTTGGGATACAACGCCATGACACGCCTCCAATCGAACGCCCACACGAACAACAAACGGCGCCCGCCGTCGGGAAGCAGCGGGAAGAACCGCCGGCGAGACGTCTGTCTGCGGTGGTTTCTCGGGTGCCGCATACGCCGGTTATGCACGGTGCCGACGGCGGCTGGCGGATGGCGCGGGATTCGGACCCGCGAAGCATGAGGCTTGTCATGCTTGCCCGCCTAGCAAGCGGGTGCCTTCGGCCGCTCGGCCAACCATCCCGGATATGAGAAAAGCCCCGCCGGCATGGGCAGGGCTTTTCGATACTCCGATTACACGCGACAGCGTAACACGGAATCGGGTCAGGGTTCAAGCGTCGCCTGCGTCCCGCGCGTCCTTGGCTTGGGCGCACGCCAGCAATTCCAGAATGTTCCACGCCCAATAGGGGCCGTCGATGTGCCGCGTGCGGGGCATTTTGCCGCGCGTCCGCCAGTTCTTCAAGTCGTTGCCGCTCACGGCGACGCCAGTGTTCTCCCTGACCCATCGGGCGGCGTCGGATTGGGTGCGGGTGATGTGCATGAGGCCCGCGCGGCGCAGGTATTCCAACCGCACGCGCTTCAGATCGAGCCATGCGCCGCATTCGGGACACACCGCATACCGCGCGGAATGGGCGGCGTAGATCGGCGTGCGCACCGGTTCCCCATCATCCCCCAACGTGTTCAGGCAGTCGGGGCATACGCCGACAAGACGGCGCTCGTCGGCCCGCGTGGTGGCGGTTTCGACCTTTTCCGACAGTCGGATCAGGTCGGCGTATAGGTCGCCGGCCGTGTCGAGTCGTGCGAGGTCGTGCATGTGGTGCAGCAGCAGGCTGGTGATGTCGGCCCATTGCATGAGGGTGCGGGGGCGGCCGTATCGGTCGTGTCCGATCGGTTTGACGCCGAGCATGCCGCCGGTGAGTTGCAGGTGCGTTTCCACCGTGGAGTAGAGCGCTTGGGCGGCTTCGTTGACCGGTGGGGCCGCGTATGCCGCGTTGCCGTGGCGTGGCGAGCGTTCGCGGGTGGCGGCTTGTTTGTAGGCGATCTGCTGGAGGGCTGGCATGCCGGCCTTCAGGAGCCATGCGAGGCGTCGCGCCCAGTCTCGGGCGCATGCCTTGCAGATGGTGGCCTCGGCCGGTTTGCCGCAGATGACGCAGTTGTGTTCCATATCCCCCGCCCTTGTCGGTGCTAGACTTGCCTTTTGGACAATGCAATGCCTCTGCCGCAAGGTGGGGGCTTTTTATTTGCCTCGCCGCCGTTCCCGGCGTGGCGGATTGGCCGGGGGCGGCTTGATTTCAACGATTTTTTTAACTTTCCTGTCTATTGTCGCTGATGCCGGCGGGTTTTGGCGGCGCGTACCGGGGTTCGAGGAATTCGGGGCGTTTCGGCTGTGGTGGCGCGGGGTGGGCTTGCAGGATGATGGCCTTCACCTCGTCGACGGGGATGCGCAGGGACTGCGCGGTCTCTTCCGGCGGCACACCCTTGCCGCGCCATTCCACGATGATCCTCCTGACGCCTTCGGTGACTTTCATCCCCTCGCCTCCTGCCGGTCGAGCCGTTCGCATGCGGAGTGCCTGGCGCACATCATGGCGACGCGGCGCATGCACTTGCGGATCGCGCCGTCGCAGGAGAGGGCGATGACGGTGAACCGGCCGAAGCATTCGGGGTGCGACACCCTCGCGGTGGGCGTGGCGGTGCCGCGCATGATGATGACCGGCCCGATCTTCCAGGCGGTGACGTTAACGTCGATGTCGATGTCGATGTCGTTCATTCTCGTTCCTTTCTCGGCCGGCTCGTCCGGCCGTACTGCTTGCCGCCCCATATGCCCTGCAACGGGTAGCCGCTGATCCGGTTGTTATCGTCGGCAAAGGCGCGGCACTCGTCGATGACCGGGCATTGCCGGCACACGGCGAGCGCCGCCGCCTGTTCGTATGGTTTGCCGCTGAACCAGAGTTCGGGGTCGTGGTCGCGGCATGCGGCTTGATGTCTCCAGTTCATGGGCTATCGGCCGCCGTTGTAGGTGAAGACGATGCCGAGGCGTTTCATGACAAGTCCCTTTGCAGTGCGTGTTGGCCGGCCGCGGTGATGGCGTAGCGGCCGTATCCGACGTCTTCCGCGTATCCACGTGCTTCAAGGGACTGGTAGGTGCGCCGGTGATTGCCATCCGCAGGATAGGCGTCGCCATGCCTGACAATCTGGAGCAGTGCGCTCTTTTGCGCGTAGGTGAGTCGCCGGACGCTCATTTCAACGCCTCCGTCCGCGCGGCAGTGATCGCCAACCGCGCAAGCAGCCGATACTGCTCTTTCGCGTCAGGGTTCAACTTCGACCACAACGGCTCCACCTCCTCGAAGCCCATGCCCGACGTACCCGTATAGACGGCGAGCGCCGCCGCGTCGATCTCCCTATCGGTGATCTTGCGGCATACGCCGGCCCTGTACGCCTTGCGCGACGCGAGGCACTGGCCGAGACTGGTGATGCCGGTCGGGCGCTCGCCGTTGTCTGGGTAGGGGTAGCGTTCCTCGATCTCGTTGGTGATGATGCTCATCGTGTTCCCTCCATCGATTCGTATGCTTCAAGTACTTCCGTCAGGCAGCGTTCTTTGATGGAGGTCGTTTGGATCAGCGGGTTGTTTCCTTGCAGCGTGGCGTCGAGTTGTGCCTGGCGTATGTCGGCGAGCTGGGTTTCGAGCCATTGGTGGAAGCTCATCGTGGTTCCTTTCCTGTGTGGTCGTCGGCCCTTGTGGTGGTGTGCATGCTTACCAGTCCTTTTCGAGTTCTTGGCAGTCGGGGCAGATGGATGACGTGGTGTCGGTGAGCGGTGCGCCGCAGATCGCGCAGATGGTCGGATCGTTGGCCGGTTCGGGTCGGTGGGCTGCTTCCAGGAGGCGGCGGATGAGTTCGATGGTCTGCGGGGCGGGGGTTGTGGTGTGGGTGCTCATTGCTTGTCCTTGAGTTTGATGTGTTCCCAGTCGCATGACGCTCCGCCGGAGTCGGAGAAGCATCGGACGGCCGCGCTGCCGTCGGGCAGTTCGTACCAGCGGACGTATCCGGGGTCGGGGTTGTTCACGGTGCCCTGGCCGCAGCCTTTGGGTGTTTCTCCGCATGCCGTGAGCGCGAGGATGGCGAGGATCGCCGTGAGGGTTGCGGGTATTCGTTTGCGGGGGTTCATGATCGGGCTCCTTGGATGCCGGCTCGCATGATGTCGAGGTAGTTGGCGTAGTCGTTGCGGTCTCGTGTGATGCAGTCTTCGACCCTGTGGGTGCCCGTGTGGCCTTGGTAGGGGTTGTGGTCGAGGGCTAGGTCGCTGATCCGGTAGGTGCTCAAATCGAGTTTCCGGTGGTTGGCGAGGGCTCTAAGCCAGTCGGGGTGGAGGTGCGGGGCGAGCTGGTTGGTGAGTATGTCGATGTCGTAGTCCACGTTGGTGCCGGCCGGGTGGAGCACGTACTGGGATGCCTCGGTGTTGAGGAATTCGCTTAGGTTGCGGGCCACGTTCGCGTATCCGTATTCGTTGGGTTCGGTTTCCATGACGGTGTCCAAGAGCCCGTTGTCGAGGTGCATGCGCAGCACGTATGGGTCGAGGTCGTAGAGGCTCACATCGTCGGGGCGGACGGGGCTGATGAACCGGCCGCCTTCCTCGGCGGCGTCGAGGCTGGTGACGATCATGCCGATTTCGAGGATTTTCGCGTCGGTGCGGCTGATGCCGGTGGTTTCGGTGTCGATCCACAGGAGCATGTGGGGTTTCTCGGGCGGTCGGGGCGGGTCGAGCGGGATCGACCGGCCGCCGACGGTGAGGTTCCTGACACTGGTGTTCATTCTTGGATTCCTTTCCTGACGCTGACGGGTCAGAACAACATCGATTCGTGCATCTGCCCGTCCAACTCACGCAAGATGCGCACGCTCGTGGCCCAATACGTCTTCTTCAGTTCGATCGACAGGCCGCGCCGGCCGAGCTTGACGGCCTCGTACACAGTCGAACCGATCCCTCCGAACGGATCGAACACAAGCTCACCCCGGTTCGACCACAACCGGATGCAACGGGCGATCAGATCCAGCTGCAACGGCGAGATATGCCGTTCATCATCGGAATCCTTCGCCAGCCGGGCGTTCAGCACGTCGCCCTGCTTGATGTCCATCCACACGGGGCACACATGCCGCTCCGATCCAAGCGTCTCGTCGTGCCCGTAGTCGAACCAGATCGGGGAAGCCCATTGAATCCACTCGTCGTTCGTCACGTCCGTCTTGACGGGCACGGGATTGTCGCCCGGCTTGCGGAACAAAAGCACGTAATCCGCATACGCGGGACGACTCATCGCGGAATCCTTGTTCTTCGTGGTGAACATCAATCCCTGCGCCTTCGTACGGATCGCCTGAGCCTGCGGATCCTTCCACACGCACACCTCACCGTGGTAGATCCACCCGGCCGACTCGTAGTCACGGATCACGTCGCCACGAAAATCATGCGTGCCCACATACCCGAACGACGACTTCGTGCGACTCAACTGCGTGCAATGCACACACGCCAACCGCCCCGGCATCGTCACACGCAACAACTCGCGGATGATATACCCATACTGCTCATGAAACACGTCCGCACTATGGTTATTCGACAGATCACGGATCGAATCGGAAAACGTGAACAGACTCACGAACGGCGGCGACTGCACACTCAACCCGACCGAATCCGCCTCGATCTCACCCATGCGCTCGCAGCTGTCGCCGAGCCAGAGCTGCCAGTCGTTGCCCTTGGCCTCGTCGGTGGTGTATGTTTCGTCGATCATGTCATGCCGCCTTTCTGTAGTTGCGTGTTTCGTTCATGGTGGCCACGAGGTCGGCGCTGAGCATGGTCGCCTCGTGTTCCTTGCGTTGGATGTTGGCCGCGATCTCGCTTTCGAGGTCGGAGCAGACGATGTGCACGTCCACGACGTGGCGCTGCCCGAATCGGTAGCATCGTCGGATCGACTGGTAGTAGGATTCCCAGCTGTCGTTGATGCCGCAGAAGATCATGCGGTGGCAGTTCTGCCAGTTGAGGCCGAACGCGGCCATCTGGGCTTTAGTGACGAGTACGCGGATGTTGCCGTCGGCGAAGTCGAGGAACGCCCGGGCCTTGTCCTCGGCGCTCATGCTGCCTTTGACGTTCACCGCGCCGGGGATGAGTTTTTCCAGCCGGTCGGCCTCGTCGTTCAGCCCGCACCAGATGATCCATTGGTCGTCGGGGTGCCGGTTGACGAGTTCGACGCTTTTCGCGACGCGCGCGTCCAGCGTTTCGCGGCGTACGCGCGAGCGTCCTCCCACGCCGCCGATGTCGTAGGCGAACAGCTGCCCGTCCGGCACGGATCCCCGGTATGGTACGTAGTCGGCGTCCACGTGCAGTCCGGGCAGTTCGAATCCGGCGTCGCTGCCGCCGATGTCGGATGGTTTGCGCAATGCGATGGCCCATTGGGCGAGCCATCGCACGAACGCGGTTCGGCCGTGTCCCTTCAGCCGCCATCCGCTGCCCTTGTCCGCGCCGAGGTTGTTCGTGAAGTACGTGGCGAGGATCTCCTGTCGGGTGGAGTGTCCGAGGAATTCGGCCTGCGAGGTGAGTTCCTCGGGGTCGTTCGGCGCTGGGGTCGCGGTGCATGCCAGACGGTGGCGCACCGGTTTGAAGTGGTTGATCAGCATGGTGCGGGTCTTGCCGGTGGATTGTTTGAGGATCGACGCCTCGTCCAGGACGACCGCGTTGAACATGTCGGCGGGGAACGATTCGACGCGTTCGTAGTTCGTGACCCATACGCCGTCGCCTGTGATCTCGTCGGGTGTTCTCACGTAGGTGGCGGTCAGGTCGAGCTTGCGGGCTTCGCGGCATGTCTGCTCGCATACGGCCAGCGGGGCGACGACGAGCCTGCGCCCGTCGAACCGGCGGGCCCATTCGAGCTGCATCATGGTCTTGCCCAGTCCGGTGTCGGCCCAGATCGCGGCTCTGCCTACCTTGAGCGCCCATGAGACGATGCGTTTCTGCCAGTCGAACAGTCGGGGGTGGAGCGTTCCCTCGGGGACGTCGATGCCGTCGGGCGGTTCCGTGTCGCGTTTGCGTTTCAGGAATTCGTGGTAGCTGATCATTGTCGGGATCCTTTCGGGTGTTTGATGTCGGGGATGTAGCCGGGCTGGTCCGAGGGTGGTTCGGCCGGGGTGCGGGTGCCGTCCGCGTTGAGCTGCTGCCAGCCGACGGTGCGGTAGTAGACGGGGATGGTGGCGGGGTCTTTGCCCATGTGGACGAGGTAGCCGAGCCGGTAGGCGCGTGCGGGGTGGGCGTGGACCCATCCGTGGCATCCGGTGGTGCCGCTGCCGCACAGGGTGAGCAGGTTGCCGGGCTCGTGCAGGTTGTCGTAGCCGTGGCCTTGGCTGCGCATTCTGCGGTGGTGGATGCTGTACCCGCTCCAGCCGGTGTCGATGGGCTGGCCGCAGATGGCGCATTTGAAGCCGTCGCGGTGGAGGACTTGCCGGCGGGTTTCGTTGGTGGGTTTGGTGCTCATCTCTGGGCCTTTCGTTGGCATTCGTTGATGATTTCCTTGGCTTTTTGTTCCGGGTTGCTGCCGGTTTTGACGCTGGCCCAGAAGTCGGTTCTCATCGCGTCGGTGAAGGTGCCGGCCGGTACGTGGTCTCGGATGTGGCCGGTGATCCACCGGTCGTCGATGACGGTGCCGTCGGGCAGCGCGTGCCGGTAGGGTTTCGGCCGGCTGGGCATGGTGTCCATGTATGCGCCTTGGCGCAGCCATCGGCTCATGTTGGGCGCGTATTTGGGTTCGTCGATGGTTTTGGCGTAGGCGATGGCACTGCCGATGAGCTGTCTGGGGTCGGCCGGCGGTCGGCCGTCGACGCCTTGGACGGCGAGGTTCCACGCCTTTTCGGCTTCGGTTTTGCTGCCGGTGTGGCGTGGGTATGCGTTCCATGCGGTCTCGAATGGGTCTTCGAGCATCTTGGCCTCGAGTTCGGCCATGGTGACGCGCTCCGGCTCCGACTCGGACACCGGTGTCGACGTCGGGGTCGGCGTGGAGGGGTTGGGGGAGGTTATATCGGTATGGGAATAGGTATAGGTAAGGGTGCTTCGTTTTTGCTTGCCGGTTTGCTTCGCGTTTGCTTCAGCAAGTGCTTCACCATTTGCTTCGTTTGTTTGAAGCATTTGCTTCGCGTTTGCTTCACTGTTGCTTGAGGCGTTTGCTTCGGTCTTGCTTCGTCTCGAGCGGCCGGACGCCTTGCCTCCGGCACGGCCGGCGCGGGCGCGTTTTTCCTGTAGTTCCTTGGTGGCCGCGTACTTGCAGAGCATGGTGCCGTCCGGGTTGGCGGCGACGATCTCGAACACGTCGGACTCGGTTTCGCGCCACAGGCCGGCGTCCACGAGCTGGCGGGCGAGCTTCGGGCTGCCGCCGAGCTTCCTGACGCGCTGCATGGTGATGGCCCCGTCGTAGTCGCCGTGGCGCAGCTGGCGTCCGACGTAGCTGCCGGCGAGAGCCCACAGGCCAATCGCGGACAATGGAAGCTCCTCGCATTGCGGGCTGTCGTAGATGCCGTCGTCGATCATGAACCAAGTCATGGTGAACCTCTCTCAATGTGTGGTTACTTGATCTCGCCGGTGTTCGGATCGACGGCCTCTCCTCCGTCGGTCTCGTCAGCATCGTCGTCGAGATCGGGATAGTCGGGCGCGCTTTCCTCGAACGTGGCGAGGCTGTCGTGGAGGTTGTCGTACAGGACCGCGCGGCGTGCGTCCTTCGGATAGGTGAGCAGCCGGTTGATGACCTCGGCGCAGTCGATGATGTGCTGCGCGAGCGCGTCCGTGTCGTACACGGCCTCGGTGTACGGGTCGATCTGGTGGAACTTGTCGAGGTAGGCGTCTTTGGTTTCGAGCTGCATCTTGTGGTTGACCGCGCGGCGGAAGTCCACGGCCGCCTGCTTGATCTTCGCGCACGAGCTGTTGAAGTCCAGCAGGCTCAGCGGGCTCATTTCGTCGGGTATGAGCGCGTCCTGGACAAGGTTCGAGTCTTTTTTCTTTGCCATGAGGGTGTCCTTTCTAGAATTCCGGGTCGCCGGTGTCGGTGGCGAACATGTCCGGCGTGTGGCCGCTGCCGCCGTTGGCCCACGGGTCGGACGCCGGCGGCGGTGTCGTCTGCTGCGGGGGCTGCGGGGGCTGGCCGTTCGGGTTGCCGTAGGTGCCGCCGCCCTGATAGCCGTTGCGGCCGCCCTGTTTCGTGACCTGCGCGGTCGCGTACCGCAGGCTGGGGCCGATCTCGTCCACGGTCATTTCGACCACGGTGCGGTTGGTGCCGTCCTGCGCCTGATACGAGCGTTGCGAGAGGCGGCCCTGGGCGATCACGCGCATGCCCTTCGAGCATGATTGGCTGATGTGCCGGGCGAGGTCGTTCCACGCCGAGCAGCGCAGGAACAACGCCGCGCCGTCCTCGTACTGCTGCGTCTGCCGGTTGTAGGTGCGGGGCGTGCTGGCGATCGTGAACGACGCGACCGGATTGCCGTTGGACAGGGTGCGCAGCTCGGGGTCGGCGGTGAGGTTGCCGACGATCGTGAGAATGGTTTCGCCGGCCACTAGTCCTCGTCCTCCATGTCCTCGATCCAGTCGCCGACGAACGTGGCGAGGACGTGCGCGTCCTCGGCCGCGCCGCTCGCGATGCCCCATGCCACGTCTTCGCGGCGGTCGTGGCAGTGCAGGGCGAGGTCGGAGAGCGCCATATAGGCCATGTCGGCCACGTCGCGCATGTGCTCCAGCTCGGCCAGGGTCTCGTCGTCTTCCTCGTCTTCCTCGTCTTCCTCGGCGATGACGCGGCCTATCGGCTGAGCGTTCTTGAACGCCTCTTCGAGGAACTTGGGCAGCCCGCCAGTATCGGGGGCGACATACACGCTCGCCTTGACCGGCTCGCACAGGCGCACGCCGGCGTCCTTGAGCGCGCATTCGAGCGCAACCCTCACGACGGCGGTGTCGGCGCGGCCATCGTCGTAGTTGGGCAGACGGACGGCGAGTCTCTTCGCCAAGCGTTCCTCAAGCGAGATATCGGTCTTTTCTTCGGTCATTTCTTGGTTCCTTTCATCTGGTAGTCGGCCTTGATCTTCCACATGCAGCGCACGGACACCTGCCGGCGGTCGCGGTCAACGACCACGTCGCCGAAGCGGGGGAAGATCAGCGTGCGATCCCATTGCGGGTCGCTGTTGAGTCTGCGGGTTGCGGTCGCGCTGGACTCGGTGGTGCGGCCTCAGGAGTCGAAGCCTGCCGTGTCCATCGCTCCCCGCTCGCACGGGCATTCCGCGTGTCCTGTCAGTGGCGTGCGAGGGGGCGACGTTGACGCGATCGCAGTGGACGGTGGCCGAATCGAACGGCTTCCCGGTCTTTGCCCGCGCCCGCCTGACGCGAATCTCGACCGGGGGCGAACCTGCCCGCCCGTACCGCACGCCGCCGGAAAATGTGGAGAGGTGGCGACGTGCGGGGTTTGAGAGAGGTGGTTTTGTACGACTTTTCCTTGTCGCCGCCCGCCGGTGGAAGGTAATTGCAATGCCGGCGGGCAAGTCTCTAGATGGTCAGCACGAGCACGCAGAGAATGACGAGCCTGAGCAACTGGTACACAACCGCTCCCGGCTTGGCCTTCGTTTCGCGCAGCGTGCCGATGAGTATGAAGTGTTCGAGCAGCGCGTATCCGAGGATCACCCACTGCTGCCAGACGAGTGCATCGAAGTTCATTCGCCGGCCTCCTCGAACAGTGCGACGAACACCACGGGGCATTCCACGAACGCCCAGAACGCGGCGAGGCCATTGCCGATCGGATGCATGCAGGCATCGTGAGTGAACAGCCATCCCACGCAGACGACGAACGATATGACGGTCAACAGGCCGATGGTGTACGGATAACGCTTGAACATGACCGCCACCCCTACTTGGTCTGGACGAGCGTGTCCGCACCGTCGGGGACGACGACGAGCTGATCCGCGTTGGACAATGCGTCGATGTAATGCTGCTTGAGCACGTTGTCGGTCAGGCTCTCGTTGAGCACGGCGTTGGCGTCGGCCTCGCCCTGCGCCTTGATCTTCTTCGTCTCGGCCTCGGTCTTGGCGACCTGCTGCTCGTTGAGCGCCTTCTGCTTGTCGATCTCGGCGGCCTGCGCCTCCGTGTACTTCTTGGTGATGGCCTCGCCGTAGCGCACGTCCTGCACGCTGACCTGCTCGACGGTCAGGCCGATCTTCCTCCACTTCGCCGCCAGCACATCCTGCACCGCCTTCGTGTACTCGCCGCGATTGGTGAGCATCGTCAGGGTGTCGAACCTCCCTGACTGTTCGCGCGCCACGGAACGCAGATCGTTGCTGATGTAGTTCTGCGTGAACGTCTGCTGCTTGCCATACTCCGAGTACAGGTATTCGGCCGCGCTCGGATCAAGGCTGTAGTTGACTTGGATGTCGATGTCTGCAGAAGCGCCGCTCCTGTCGTTGACGGTGACCTGCTTGCCGACCGCGCTGCCGCCGTCGTACTTGTAATCGGTGTCCTTGTAGAAGTTGATGAGGTTGTTACGGGTGTCGTATTTGATGACGCTCTGCCACGGCGTCTTCCAATGGAAGCCCGCGTCTTCGGAATGACCGGCCAGACTGCCGCCCATGTTGCGGATGACCGCGACCTCGCCCACGTCCACGGAGTACAGACATGCGGGAATGAGCAGCAGCAATCCGACGAGGCCCGGAATGAGGCCGATGCCGGCCCCCTTGACGTCGCGGGACATCGCGACGCAGGTGACGGCGGAGCTGAAGAGCAGCAGGATGATGGAGATGACGAACCAGATCATGAGGGTTCCTTTCAGAAGATAAGGCCCTTTCCCCGTGCCGGTAGGCTTGAAGCTGCAACACAAACAATCCGCTGCATGCGGGGAAAGGAAGTATTCAAATGGGTGGAGCTGCAAGCTGGGCGAGCTCAGCGGAAACGAAGTTCAAGCAGGCTCAGGCAAGCACTAGAAATGCCTATGAGTCACGGATGACCGAAGGCCTAGCGGACATCGCCCAAGCGTTGTTCCAAATCGACTTACGGCTTGACCGGCTCGAAAAGAAACTGGACGGTCGGGGTTAAGCCTTGCCAGTTTGCGCTCGCTGATGACGTCGTGGCGTATGTAAAGGCTTTCCATGTTGAGCTGTGCGCCACGACGCTCATAGGCGTTACTCATTTCGCCTCCAGCAGTCGGAGAACGTCGCGCAGCTCGCATTGGACGATCTTGGTGACGTAGACGCATGCCTTGTTGCCCAATGCCTCAACGATGATGGGCTGCTCAGGAGTGACCTCGGCGATATAGCCGGCGTCATGCTCGTTCAGGAACGATTGAACGGCTTTGACGTCGCCATCGAAGCTCTCGACTCGCAGAATCTCATGCCGCTCCTGATGATTCGAGCGGTCTGGAATGACGCCGTGTCGGACGGTGTCGGCCCTGAGCTGCCCTTCATATACCCAACGGCCGGCGGCGTCCTCGAAGCGAACGTCATGGCCCGACGGCGCTGCCCAGCAGCCGCCGACGAGGAACAGTTGCAGCACGTCACTCAACGCGAACAACAGGGACATCACGCCGTACAGGCCCATGCGGACGTCCCTTTGCACGACGGCCATCACAACCATCGGCAAGCCACAGAGAACCAGCACGCCGGCGCAGACAATGAGGGTACGGCGCATCATTTTGTCGCTCATTTCGCCGCCTCCGGCACGTATCCGCAGTGGGCACGCCAGCAGCCGTCGGCCATGTCGTGCAGACACGACGCCAAACGCTCGCCATCCGCCAGAGGGAGTGCGATGTGTCCCGCTCCCCCGCATTCCATGAACCGGATTATCGTGGAGGTCTCGGTGACGCTCACGCCGATGCGCGGCATGTCGCTGGTTTTCTCGCCGATCCAGTTGCTCCGGGTGTTGATCGCGTTCGCCAAGACCGCCGCCTCATGACGAGACAGTAGGACGATCGCGCCGCCGGCCCCCGTTCCCTCGGCAAGGTTGCGCAGCCACAGGCGGATACGCACGCCGTCCTCGGACACTTTCGGCCCGCACAGCAGCGGCCGGGTCGCTTTCTCCGGGTTCGCGAAGCGGATCGAGTTCTCGACCTCCCAGTACCTGTCCTTCACCTTCATGCCGCCACCTCTTCCGGTTGGGGGGGGGTGGGGTTGTCCACGGGCCACGGGTCAAGGGTTCGACCCATGAGATAGTCCACGGACGTGTCGAAGAAGTCAGCGAGCGCCACATAGTCCTTCTTGGTGAAGCTGCGAGTGCCGTTGATCTTGCTGGACAGTGCTTGCCGAGTCAGCCCGATCTCGTCGGCGAGCGCGGACTGTGTCATGTTCCGCGTATCGAGCAAGTCGAGCACGATTTGTGCTGTCTTGTTTTCCTGTGTTTGTAACCGCATGTGATTACAGATACACCATTGAGTGACAGAGTTACAAATCGTCAGCGTGTTGACTTTGTAATCAAAAGTGGTTATAGTGATGCCATGACCGAAACACTGACAGCCCCGCCGGCGGTGATCGACTACCAAGCCGTAGCCATCGGCAACATAAGGATGATGCTTAGCCTGAGAGGGCTGAAGCAAAGCGATCTCGCCGCATACATGGGCAAGCATCGCCAGAATCTGAATCGAATGATTAACACCGGCGCACAATGGTCTTTCAACGACATGTGCCGTGCTGCGCAATTCTTCGGTGTCTCCATTGACACGCTGATGCGCCCTGACCTTACTCAATCTGAGCTAAAAGGAAACGGAGGTTTGCCTGTCGTCAACGTTGACGACTTCCGCCTACGTGGCGGGGCGTGGAAGACCCCGGCTATGGTTCTGGCCGCCTGACCGGGCGGCTCGGGATCATAACCCAGAGGTCCATGGTTCAAATCCATGCCCCGCTACCAACGCCTCGGGATTCACTTTGAAGAATCCCGAGGCTTTTTCTATATCCTCAAGGCTCCAAGCAACACGGCGCGTCATTTTCTGAGAAATGGCCGACCTATCCACACCGAGCGCTTCAGCTAGTTTTGTTTGGTTCACGCCCCGCAACGCCATAGCTACGCGCATGTTTCGCGTAACCACGTCTTGCAGACTCTCACGCTGTTCTTCCCCCGTCGCAACGGGCATTGCAATTTTTTGTGTCATAAACAGAAGTCTAGCACAGCTTAATTTTGTTGGTTAATCACTCGACACGCGGGAATGAATCTCGCCAACTT